GCCCGAAGTTATTGCACAGGCAGAACGTGTTAAAGAATACATGAACTACCAACTCCTCGAAGTAATGACGGAGTATCGTGCAGAAACAGAAAAGCTTTTGTTTAGCTTGCCGCTTTCCGGCGCTGCATTTAGAAAAATTTATTATGACCCAACCATGGACCGGCCCTGCTCCATGTTTGTGCCAGCAGAAGACTTTGTTATTTCGTATGATGAAAGCTCACTAGACACCGCAGAGCGCTATACGCATGTAATGACCAGAAGCTCGAATCACATTCGTAAGCTTCAGGTTAGTGGGTTTTATCGTGATGTTGATCTTGGGGATCCAGAGCACTCGGTAGACGTAATAAAAGACAAGTACGATGAAATATCTGGTGTGTCGTTTTCCGGGCAGGAAGATGATCGCCACCAACTCCTTGAAATGCATGTTGATTACGATCTACCCGGTTTTGAATCGCCGGACGGAATTGCGCTGCCTTATGTAATTACAATTGATAAATCAACGAATAAGATTCTTTCTATTTATCGCAACTGGGACGAAGACGATCCCATGCGAAAGAAGATTCATCATTTCGTTGATTATGGATATGTGCCCGGAATTGGATTCTATAACCTTGGTCTAATCCACATGATTGGTGGGTTGGCGAAATCAGCCACCAGCCTGCTTCGTCAGCTTGTAGACGCGGGCACACTATCGAATCTTCCGGGTGGACTAAAGACTCGGGGTTTACGCATTAAAGGTGATGATACCCCAATCATGCCGGGAGAGTTTAGGGATGTAGATGTGCCCGGTGGTGTTATTCGGGACAACATTACGTTCCTGCCATACAAGGAACCTTCAGGTGTTCTTTACCAACTGCTTGGTAACATTGTAGAAGAAGGTCGCAGATTTGCGTCAATGGCTGACGTAAAGATTGATGACATGCGACAGGATGCGCCGGTAGGGACTACGCTTGCAATTCTTGAGCGAGCCATGAAAGTGCAGTCAGCTATTCAGGCGCGTATTCATGCAAGCCTTAAAAAAGAATTTAAAATTCTTTCGCGAATTATTAAAAAGTACACCTCACCTGCGTACCCATACGAAACAGAAGAGGGTGAGGCAATCAAAGCTGAAGACTTTGATGATCGTGTAGATGTTATTCCGGTGTCAGATCCGAACGCATCTACATTATCTCAACGCATAATGCAGTATCAAGCAGCGCTACAGCTTGCGGCGCAATCGCCAGATTTGTACGACATGCCGCTACTGCACAGGCAAATGATGGAGCTTATCGGCATACCAAATGCAGATAAGATTGTGCCAGATCCTAGCGAGATTCAGCCAGAAGATCCTGTTTCTGAGAATCAAAACATGCTTATACTCAAGCCCATTAAGGCGTTTGAGTATCAGGACCACGCTGCACATATTAGAGTTCACATGGTCCTTAGGAACGACCCGCAGATTTCACAAGAAGCACAAAACTCTCCAATGGGTGGCGCTGTCATGGCATCCATTGACGCACACATTAGGGAGCACCTTGGCTTCCAGTTCCGCGACCAAGTAGAGCAGGAGCTTGGCGTTCCGCTTCCGCCGATGGACCAGCCATTGCCTCAAGATATTGAAAAGCGCCTAAGCGTTCTTGTGGCTGACGCGGCAGATCAGTTACTCGGGAAGAAGCAACAGCAAGCACAAGCAGAACAACAGGCTCAGCAGCAACAAGATCCAATCATTCAACAGCGTGAACGTGAGATTGCAATTCGCGAACAAGACGTACAACGCAAGGCGCAGGCCGATGCCGCGAAGATGGGTCTTGAGCAACAGAAACTTGCTGCTAAGCAACAGAAGGATGCCGTAGATGCCCAGATTAGAATGGAACAACTCCAAGCTGATAAGATGGTGGACATGGCAGAGCTTTCACTTGAGGAAGCAGAACTGCAAGCTAAAATGAGTCTTGAGCAAGACAAGATGGAGTCAGAAGGTTACAAGTACGCAATGGATCAACTAAAAGGGGAGTAATCAATGGCAGACAGCGTTCTTGGCGCTTTACGAAAAAAACTTAGAAAGCAAATGAACGATCTTGCCGACGCAATGTCGGTTGGTTCATGCACCGATCACGAGCAGTATCGACAGATGGTAGGAATGATTGAGGGTTTAGCTTGGGCGGAAAGAGAAATCCTTGATCTTGAAGAAAAAATGAATGACCCAAATGCAAAGTGGGACTAATGGCCAAGAAAACAAAATCACGGGTAAATGAAGCTGGTAACTACACTCAACCTGCAATGAGAAAACGCCTCTATAATCAGATCCTTAGGGGATCAAAAGGTGGAAAACCCGGCCAGTGGTCTGGCCGAAAGGCGCAACTGCTTGTTAACACATACGAAAAGAAAGGTGGGGGCTACACTAACGGTAAGGCTAGGAAAAAAAATGTCATTAAAAAAAAGCCAAAAAAGTCTTAAGAAATGGACTAAACAAGATTGGCAAACTAAAAGCGGTGAACCTAGCGCAAAAACTGGAGAGCGTTATTTGCCTAAGGGCGCTATTATGGCGCTGTCCGCTGAAGAGTACAACAGAACAACGGCCAAGAAACGCGAAGACACAAAAAAAGGAAAGCAGTTTTCAAAACAACCAAAAAGTATTGCAAAAAAAACCAAGAGGCATAGATAAAAATGGCTAAAGGCGTAAATCATTATACAAAAAATGGCGACCTGTGGAATGGAAATATGCACAAGATGCCAAACGGTCACTTGCATACAAACAGGACTCACACAAAAACAAGCCAGCGTTTGTTTCACTTTGGTGAGTTAAGCAATAAAGCAAAGGTTAAAGCTAGGTCTTCAAGGAAAAAAAATGCCTAAGTATTGATTTTATTTTAGTTCAATATTTATTTGTTGTTGCAGGACGCACCGCTAATTCGTAGCGCACTTACAATTCGGAGGTCTTAATGACCACGCTTCAGGCCGAGGAGGCCACAGACACCGAAGGTGTCGAAGCTGAAGACGCACCTCAAAGGAAAGCGTCACAGCTACCTGAGCCGAAAGGCTATAAAATGCTTATTGCCCTTCCAGAGGTAGATGAAAAAACGGAAGGCGGCATTATTAAATCAGCCAAGTATCAACACGAAGAGACCATTGCTACTGTTGTAGGCTGGGTTATGAGCATGGGGCCAGACGCTTACTCTGACCCAAGTCGTTTTCCTAACGGGCCATATTGCCAAGTGGGTGACTGGGTGGTCTTCCGCGCATTCAGTGGCACCCGTCTAAAGATTCACGGCAAAGAGTTCCGCATTATTAATGACGACACCGTTGAGGCGGTTGTTGAAGATCCCCGTGGCATTGAAAGGGCTTAACCATGACGACTAAAGAAGAAGCATTTTTTGGTGTCAAAAATACCGTAGAAGATCCTGCTGATGTAATTCAGAGTGAAGACGATCTTGCAGTTGAGGTAATAGATGATACACCCGAAGAAGATCGACCATATGTAAATACAGATACAGATGCAGAAGTTAGCCCAGAAGCTGGCGAAGGCGATGAAAAAGAAATTGCCAAGGTTGGGCGCCGCGCACAGGATCGAATTAAAAAGTTAAAGTGGGAGTACCACGAAGAGCGCCGTGCAAAAGAACAAGCTGAACGAATGTCAGACGAAGCCATTCGTGCAACGCAACAATTGCACACTGAAAACCAACGCTTGTTAGAGCTTGTAAAAAGGTCTCAATCTGCTTTGAACACCCAAGCAGAAGGAAGAGCAAAGGTTTCCGTCACTTTAGCGGAAGATATGTTAAGGCGTGCGAACGAGTTGGGGGATGCTGAGTCAATTGCTACAGCGCAAAAAAACTTGATTGAAGCAAAAATGATTGAGTCAAATCATGGTCAAGTTTCAAGTGCTGTCGTAAACGATTGGAAGTCTGCTGTAATGCAACAGCAACGACAGATGGACGTTCAAACTCAAGCGTATGAACAACAGTATGCTCAAGAAGCGCCAATGCCTGAGCCGGACCCCAAGGCTGTAGAGTGGCAGCAAGGTAATTCATGGTTTGGTAACGACTATGAAATGACCAGCTTTGCATATGGGGTGCATGATAAAATTGTTAGTGAAGGTATTGACCCCGATACAGACGAATATTATCAATTAATTGATTCGAGGGTTAGAGAAGTATTTCCCTCTTATTTCAACGAAGGCGAAGATGCCGACGTTGCACAACGCCAAAAGGCAAAATCCGTAGTAGCTCCAGCTAAGAGAGGTTCTGGTGGAGGAGCACCACGCACAGTGAAGCTGACTCAAACCCAAGTTCGCATCGCGAAGCGTCTTGGTCTTAGTCCGCAGCAGTATGCGGCACAGCTAGTCAAGGAGAATTGACATGAGTAAGGATCGCGCACCAAGAGAAAAAAGTGGACTCGACACTCGCGAAAGCAGTGAGCGCCAAAAGAACTGGGAGCCAGCTTCCATTCTACCAGACCCCGAACCGCAAGACGGTTGGGTTTTTCGTTGGGTAAGGACAGCCATGGTTG